CCGCTCAGGTCAGCCCCGCTCAGGTCAGCCCCGCGCATGTCAGCCCCGAACAGGATGGCACCGCGCAGGTTTGCACCGCTCAGGTCAGCACCGCGCAGGTTAGCCCAGCGTAGGTCAGAACCGATCATGTAAGCCCCGCTCAGGTCAGCACCGCGCAGGTTAGCCCAGCGTAGGTCAGAACCGCTCAGGTCAGCACCGCTCAGGTCAGCCCCGCGCATGTCAGCCCCGCTCAGGTCAGCCCCGAACAGGATGGCACCGCGCAGGTTTGCACCGCTCAGGTCAGCACCGCGCAGGATGGCACCGCTCAGGTCGGCCCGGACACCATCGGGGTTGCCTACCAGCCACAGCCCGTGGAGGCGTATTTTCTCCAAGGTTCTTTTCATGGTGCTCATCGCTGGCCTCCTGTTCGCCTGCCGCCGTGGTGTGCGGCCACGGGGTTGACCGTGACGGGCGCGCCAGCCATCCACGGGCGGGGTTGGAGTTCGATGCGCTGGATGGTGCCGCCCTCGCCCAGATAGCGCTGCACGGCGGCGCGGACTTCCTCCTCGCTGACGCCCCGCCGCCGTGCCTTACCGGGCAGGATGATGTCCGCGCCGCGTTGCGTTCCGCCGAAGCGTTTGGTGGCCGTGCCGGACTGGCGCTCGCACTTCCTGCACACGGACCCGCTTGTTTCTGTGGCATGCTGCACCGCAAGGATGGTGGGAAGGGGTATCCCGCAGCGCGTTGACCCGTCGCCCTCGTGGTGCCACAGCGACCATGCCCGGGTGGTCCAGCTGTCCTTTTTGGCCCATCGAATCAGTTTCATGGCATCACCTCTTTGATTTTCTCGATCTCACCCGGGTCGCGGATCAGGATGAACACCCCGCCTGCGGCCTGAATTTCCACGCAATGGTCGCGCTGGGCCTTGTTCAGCCTCGCCGCGCCGGTCTTGCACTCGATCTCAATATGGCGCCCCTGGTAGCAACCCAAGATGTCCGCTGGTCCTGGCGTGACATTGGCCCCAATCCAACTCCCCCTGCTGTCTTTGGTCGGTCGGTTTTCATTGCTCCACCACACCCCTCTCGGAAAGCGTACTCGGAGGTGTTCCAGCGCGGCCCGCACCAATTGGCCGTGCAGGCGCTGGCTGCCTGGGATTTGGGTTGCGGCTTTCATCATCGGCCCTCCTAAAACGGAATATCCGAATCATCATACGTCGGCCCCCGATCATCGGGAGCCGGTTCCTGTTGCGGCTGGCCGGGCGGATTGTAGCCCTCCCCATCGATCAACTTCTCCATGAAGTTGATCGTGTTGGCGACAACCTCTGTGCGGTAATGCTTCACGTTCTGGTTGTCGGTCCAGTCCCTGGTTTGCAAGCGGCCTTCCACATAGATCAGCTTCCCCTTTTTCAGGTGGTTCTGCGCGAAGTCGGCCAGCCTGCCCCATGCCACGATGTTGCTCCACTCAGTGCGTTCCTGCTTCTGCCCGGATTTGTCTTTCCAGTTGTCGGTTGTGGCGATGGAGAAATTGGCCACGGCTGAGCCTCCGGCGGTGTATCGGATCTCCGGGTCGCGGCCCAATCTTCCAATGATCATGGCTTTGTTGAGGTTCATGCGTCGCACTCCTTAGGTTCGGGGCCTTTGCCCTGGTCGATTTTATTCAGCGCGTCCTGGACGATCAGTAGGGTTCCCGCCGCCTCCAGCAATGGCTCCAGCAGCCGGGCCAGGGCGTGATCCATCTGCGCGGCTGCGGCCATGTTTTTGACGTACTCTGCCGATATCCCGGTATTGCGGAGCGTCTCCGCGATGGTCAGCCGGGCGTCGTCCACAACTCGGCGCTGGCGCATCAGGGCGCTTTCGCGCCTCTCCAGGCTGGTCAGGACCAGGGGTGTGTTCATAGCGCTGCCTCCTAGTTGCTCAGGTGACCGCCAAACGTGCGGCGTTCCCCTTTGGTTGTGTTGGGTCACGGTTTGCGCTCTGCTGGCACCTTCACAATTTCTGAGTGAGGCACATACGGGAATAAGACCAGGACACGGCTATCGACGCATGTGTACCGGGAGCCTGACGGCTCTTCAAAAATCTTCCCGTTTATGTCGTAGGCACGGCCTTTTTCTTTGAAGACGCGGGAGCAGCGCTTATTCTGGTACACCCCCTCGCGCACCTCATTCCATTCCGATTCCTCACCAGTCAAGGGCGTTATAGGCTCAAAGGCCAGCACCTTCTTTAAGATATCCAGCGTTATTGCCGCGCTCGCGCCTGAATGTCCCTGCTTGCTAAAGACTTCCACGATCTCCAGAACGGCGTCGCCAATCATCCCGTCGTATACAGCGGCGTCTGAATCCAGCCCTGCCAATTCCAGTTCTCTTTCTGCGTGGTCTGTTAGGTTTCCCATGGTCTTGGCTCCTAGTTGCTCATGTCTGCGTACAGGGCTGACAGCTCGACCCTGGTTGCCTGATTGCCCGCCGCCTTCATCCACGCCTGGAAGTTGGCCTTCCAGACCTCATGGATGTCGCCCTCCTGGAGGCGTGCCTTGACCTCTGCCAGAAGCTCCCGGTTGATCTCGCCGGAGGCCGAACGGGGGGCGTTTTGTGCCTGGGTCTGCGGCGGCGTTGGAGCGCCATGTTCCGCAGAGGATCTCGCCCTTTCGCTCCCCCCGCTGGATGGGGTGGGATTGTGTGACGGACTGGAGGAACTTGCACTACCGGCGGGAGCGGTTGTGTTTCTCGCCGCGGCGTGGAGGATGCTCTCCTGCCCCTTTTTGATCTTGCTGGACTTGCCGTAGGTCTCGATAACCACCCAAGGCGAGGGCAGGTCGTACAGGTAGCGCCCGATCCCCCACTTGACCGCGGCCCGCTTGAACGCATCGGAGAACGCGCCCTTCTCCGCCTCCACCTGGGTGTCTCCCGCGGCGTCGGTTTTCCCCAGCCACTCTCCGCTGGGAGTGCGGATCTTAATGGTGCAGATCACACGGGGTGGAACGCACTCATATTCCTCCGTCCAACCCCCCGGCCCAACCACCCTGTCCAGCCGATCCATCACGTTGCGGGCGTCAATGTACGCCAGCGCCATGCCTTTGGTTTTGTCGCCGCTGGTGGCGCCTACGCGCCAATGGATTTCATCCGGCGAGAATTCGGCCCGCAGGTCTCGCCAAAACTGTTTTTCATCCGGCTGGCCCTGGCTGATCGGTGTCACGTTTTCTGCTGGCTCTGTCATATCGCTACCTCCCCATTATTGATTCGGCGCGATGCTCAGCGGCGTCGGCCATGTGTGCGGCTGCATCCTGGTACGCTTTACAGGAGATGCGCTGGAGGATGATGTTGTCCAGGATGATATGCAGCTTCCTGGACACGTCCACCCACTCCTCCGTGCGCTCAGACCACGCCCCACGCAGATAGATTCTGTTGTCCCGGCAATCGACAGCGAGCTGGATGTCCAGCACCCTCCCCTTCACCTTGGCCAGATATTCTCCGATGTACATGGGGCCTCCTATCTCACCTGGATGGTGGTTTTGTCGGTGGTCAAAGATGCGACGCTGCTATCATCTATAGTCCCGTCCAGGAGCGCATCCAGCAGGGCTTTTTTGTCGATGCGGTGGGTGGTCACCAAAAACTTGGCGGGTAGTTCCCGGATTGCTATTTCCTCATTGGCTATATACAGGGTGGGAAACAAGGTCTTGACGGTCACCGTGGCGTGCGCATTCTTGGCGGACCTGATGCCGAAGTTTTTCATCACGGCGTGGAGGCGCTCCCTCTTCCGCGCTGCCTGGTTTTCCACCATCTTGGCCTTGTGCTCCAGCTCCGCCACGGCAGATTTCAGAATGCCCGCCTGGGCCTTGAACGCTTCCGCCTCCGCCTTGTGGATTTTGATCGCAACGCCGTAGTTGGCCAGCTTGTTGTGCAGCGCCTCCTCGGTACCGGCCAGCGATTCAAACATCTCGTCGGCCATGTCTTCGGCATCATGCTCCACCATGTCCATCCCGATCTGGTAGGCCTGGGTCAGCTCGATCAGGTTGGGCGCGCGGGTTACAGGCTCGCGCTCCTCGGGCTGGTCTGCCATCATGGGCATAGGGGTTGAATCATCAAAAATGAATGTGGCTTTTTCGCTCATTGTGCTCTCCTGTTGTCGTGGTTGATCCACCGGGCCTCTTCGCGGTCGAACAGCAGCCGTTCGATCCGGTGGTGCTCTGCATCGCTACAATCTCCGGCCTCCTCGCCGGTACAGCGTCCGCCCCCCGGCCTGTGGGGAAATGGATACTCCTCGCAGTTGCAAATCTCCCGGCGGTCAATCCGTCGGGCAGTCGCGTTCGATTTTCGGATCATGGCGTGGTTCCCGGCTTTGCGGCTTGCCCGGGCAGGTCGCCGATTCTGATTCCATTGTGTCCGTAGGCGTACTCAAATTCCTGCCATACGGGGCGATCATCGGTGCCTTTGTTAATCCACCGTTTGGCAATCTTCCACTGCGCGTCCTCTGCCGACCTGTTGCTCCCCAGGGTCTGCGCCTCATTGATCCAGTTCACTACCTCCCCCGGCATTGGGGCTTTGCGGTATTTGTGGCGGCGGAAAACGAGCCGGTCTGCGCCGACGATTTCCGTGTCTGAGTACTCCGCCAGCGCCTGCTCCCACGCCCGGAATACGCCATCTGCGCGCGGGTCTGGATCGAACAAATACATTGCTGACAGCGAGTCCAGGAGTTCTACCACTGCACGCCGCGGCTCTTTTTTTGCGGGGAGATTATCACCCGCTGCCTTGGCTTTTAAGTCCTGAAAGGTGCTCTCGTAGTCCACGATTTTGCTCCTCGATGGTATTGGCGCTCGGCTGGTATGTTTTGGGCAGATCCGCCAGTTTTTCCCACTGGGACAACAGCATCCCTGGCGTGCATTCCCACCAGTCCTCGGTTTGCGATTTGACAAAGAGATTTCTCGCCCGCCGCTGCGCCTCCTCGTAGTCGCCACGGGCTTTTTTTTCCACAATCAGTTTGCAGTTTTTCAGGTGCTTGCCGTCGTAGGGATCAAAGAACAGATCCCCCGCTTTGAAGCGGGCCACATGGAATCCCCACGACAGCCGGAGGTGAGGTTTTGCATCTGGCATCGGTGGTTTCGGTCCGCCATCGAACAACGGCGGATCAATCTCCGTGGGTATCATCTCCGCGTGCGGAGACTGTTTTAGAGTGTGTTTTAATATATGTTTTAATTCCTTTATATGGGGCTTGCCAAAAGTGTCCGGTGAAACTGACCGAAAGTGTCCGGTCAAATTGTCAAAAGTGTCCGGTGTAATGTGGGTGTCGTGGACAGAACTGTCCGGTGTATGGTGGACAGTACTGTCCGGTTCAGACTGGCTAATATCGTCCGACGTATGCAGGACAGAACTGTCCGGTGTGATAAACCGTATTCGGCGCATTTTTTTCCCCGGCACCCGCTCATATTGGATCAGATTTTTTTCCACCAATTCCGCCAGCGCATCCTGTATGCGGCGAATGGATTTCCCGGAGAATGACGCGATTTTATTCAGCCCTGGGTAGCACTCTCCATCCCGCCCGGCGAACCGGGTCAGCACCGAGTACACCCGCACCGCCCGATCGCTCACGTCGTGGCGACTGGCTATGTCGGACGGCACCTTGCCCGCTCGCCGCTCGTTGAATGGGTTATATCCGCCCATCGTATCCTCTAACCCTTGATTTTCTGTTGGTGGGCATCAGCAAGCCCCAGGATGTAATCGCGATTCGCTTGCCAAAATTCCAGCGCGTATTCATCCATCAACTTGATTCGCTTGTCTTTGAATTTTTTCCAATCCTTGGTGGTGTGGCACTCACACCCGATTTGGATGTGCTCATCCGTAATCACGATCGGCCATTGCATCCCCGTGGTGACGACAGGGGTACGAGTGCACTGAGTGCGACCGGACACATGTACATCGCCGGACAGCACAGTATAGTCGGTCACGCGGGCATGGTCGGTCACATGGGCATTTCCAGTCACGCGGGCATGGTCGGTCACGCGGGCATTTCCAGTCACATGGGCATTTCCAGTCACGCGGGCATTTCCAGTCACGCGGGCATTTCCAGTCACGCGGGCAAAGTCGTACACGCGGGCATGGCCGAACACCAAGGCATCAGGCCCGACATACGCGGTATCTGCTACATACGCGGTGTCTGCCACCCACCCGCCACCATTGGGGTGCTGATGGGCTGGGACTGGCCCGTGTTCATCACCAAAATCAAATGTGATTTTTATGACCGTTTCCATGTGATCCTTTTGGAAGATTGGCGGCGGGGCGGATGTCCGGGATCCCCGCCGCTGCTCTCTGGAGTTTCAGCCGCCCAGCGACCCAGGCGTCGTATGCACCACCTGCCCTCATGTCTGGCCTCGTGAGGCGGCTCCCGTCCGTCTCGCATGGCTCCGCCGCGCCTTGGGATTCTCCGGCCTTGTCAGCGGCCCAGGCCAGGCGTGGGAGACCTGTACGTCATGCCTTGCGGCGTTTCTCGTCCAACTCCGCCACGTTGTCTGCGGCGGGTTCTTCCTCAGACCGGGCCAGCATACCGCCCAGCACCCGGGTTAGCTGCGCCAGCACCGCATCGGCATCAACCATCAGGCGGCGCAGTTCCTCGGGGCCGGTCTTTTCACCGGCCTCGGAATCTGGGGCCAGGAATGCCACCACATCGCGCTGCAACCGACCCAACTCCTCCCCGGCCAGCAGCGCCTCGTCCTTCACATCGTTCTTGGATGGCCGCGTCTCATAGCGCTCAACGGGAACGTATCCGAACAGTCCGCAGAAATGGCGCAAAAACGGGAGCGGGGCCTGCTTGTTGCCTGTGTGGTGGCACACCGAGCGCAGGATCTGCGCCGTTGTGGCGAGGCCCAGCTTGTGTTTGCCGTCGAAAGCCTCCAGGCTGTTCAACTCACCCCGCAGGGTGCCGTACCCTTTTTCCGGATCCATGTCGGCGCACACCACCTGCGCGCCAATCGGCCTGATGGCCTCCTCCAGAATCGCCTTGGCTTGTTTTTGCTCGATGTAGTCCATTGCCCTCTCGCCGTGTGTGATTATTTTCCTGAAATTCGGATTCCATTCAGCCATTCGGGTGGTTATGCTGTCCCCAGAAAGGAGGTGCCTATGCGTAAATCCATCATTGCGTTTCGCATTCTTTTGAACCTCACCAGGTCGCTTCCCCCGGAACTTCGGGAGGATATGCGGTCGTTCGCCAGGCGCTTTGCGGCCCTGCCACCCGAGGAGCAGGAAAATGTCTGCCGCGGCATGGAACTGATCGAGCTCAGCTAATGGATCCCAACACCTTGCGATACCGCCGATCCGCCTTTTCGATGATCTCGGTGCTTTCCATCAGGCCCATGCGCGCGCGGATCTCCTTCATATCCGCAATAATCTCTGCGTTTGTCCGGTTGATCTGTTCGAGCAACCTCAGGATCTCCTGGTCTACATGGCTCATCTCAATTTCCTCCCGGAACAGAGGGAGAGGCAGGCTGCTGGCTGTCGGAGACCGCGCCCGCCCCTCCCGAGTCCGCGCCTTCCCTGGCGCTGTCGCCTCCCATGGCGAACACGTCGCGGCCCACCGCATCGTTGATGGCGCGTTCGATCTTCGCGCTCACGGCGTGCCCGTTGACAACCTTGGAAACCATAGTCGCGGTGACGTCTGCGCGCTCTGCAATTGCGGCCTGCGTGAGGCCATTCAACTTGATGGCGTTTTGGATTTCCAAAATTTGTTTAATCGGTCTCATCTGTGCTACTCAATTGGTTGAGTTCTTTATGCTGAGTTCAATTTATTCCACAAACAGCGCGGTGTCAATGTCGAATGTGGAACTAATTTCTCATTTGACTGATCGAATTGAGGAATTACGCGCCTCTATGAGGCTCACAAAACAGGATTTTTGCAGTTCAATAGGCTTTAGTCTGTCGAACTACGCCAACATCACAGGAGCCAGAAGGTCAAAGCCAACAGCGGAGCTGGTAGCCTCAATTGTGGAACGCACAGAGGTCAACGCCGACTGGCTACTCACTGGCCGGGGGGAAATGTTTGCCGGCGGGGAAATGAGCAAGCCCGCGCCGGAGGAACCGGCGCAGGGCTGGCGGGGAACGATCAGTTTAGCCGATGAGGAAGTGGAGCTGATTTTGAATCACAGGACGCTAGACGAGGACAGCCGACAGGACCTGAAAGAATGGCTGCGCTACCGGGCGCACATAGCGATTGCGGGGGAGGATCACCAGGCGGATACGCCTCCCGGCAGACCTGGCACAGCAGTTCCCGCTCAAGCGAAGAGCGGGAGAGTATCCGAAAAGCGAACTTGAGGTCGTTGAGCATGGCCCCTCCGTCATGCAGTGGGAGTTGGTGAACACCCATTCACTGTAACCAAAGACTGATTTATTTGGGAAGGGACAATGTACGACAATAAATGCCGATTGCAAGTTGTAAACACCTGATTAAAGAGGGTAAATGCGCAAGCTATTGACCGAACAGGATTATCCGGAGGCGGGCCTTGAGTTCCAGCTCGGCAGCCGATAGCCGGGAATTATCGGTAAAAAGCAGAGTATCAACGACTTGGGCTCCGAGCGTCGTGTAAACACCACGCTGGAGCAGGCCGGACATGGACTGGCCTCGGGCAGATAAATAGGCGTGGAGTGATGCGGGCAATCGGCAACTGACGACCACCGTCTCTCCGTCCTCCTCGTCAAAAAGTTGGCGACCGATGGCCTCCAGGGTCTCAAGATCCAGCATGGTGCTCACTGTATTGGTTGGCCCGCCCACCAACATCATAGGGCCGGGGCGTGGGGAAAATTTGAGGTTGGTGTGAAAAAATTTAGGGCAAGAAATGGCTTGATAATTAGAGCCGTTTTTTTTACGCAGAGAATCCTTAAACCCGAAGGGGAAACCATGAAAAGATCAGCGATAGTCTTGATTGTTGCGGTTTTGGCGCTGTTTGGCTGTGCGGAAGAAAGCGAGCCTACCATGGATAAAAACCTTGTTGGCGGGTGGGCGTATGAAGATTCTAATGTGCTGTACCTGGTGCAGTTTTATGATGATAAGACGTATAAGCAATATCTGTTTGTTCTGGATTACGACAACACTTATTGTGATGCCTTTGAAACCGGCAAGGCCACGACAAGCGGCGGGAAGGTTAAATTAGTCGGAGAGGGCGGGCGCGTGACCAACACCTTTTGCCTGAACTGGCTGTTTGGCTCTGACCCCTATGAGCCGGTCAAGGTCCCTTATTCCGTCAGTGGTGGATCACTCACCATGGGAGACCCGGGCGAGAAGCTCATTATGGTTTCCGCCACGATCGATCCTGCTTTCTGGTCTGATCCCATGTACGGCGATTGGGTGGCATATCTGGGCGAGACTGGCTCTATGGGGCTGGCGCTGCCTGCCGCAAGATGAACCCCAGTAAGCAGCGTGAGTATTTTGAGTTCCGCCGCAATCGCCGCGCGGTTTTTGGCCGCTGGTGGGTGGATGGGAAACTGGTGCTGCGGAGGCTGGCCTCCTGGGACGAGGTGGGCATATCCGGCCTGCGCAAAGACGACGAGAAAAACAAACTGGTGCCGATCTGGAGACAGGGCGCCAGGCGCAAGGGGTTGAACACCCTGACGCGCCTGTATTTTGAGGTAGAGGAGGCCCTGAAGACCGAGCCGGTAGCACAACCAGACCGCACCCCGATGCAGGATGTCATTCAGGCCTGGTTGCTGGCCTGCGAGATCACACACTCCGCCGGTTCCCGGGACTGGATGACCCGCACCGGTAACCGATACATTGAGGCCTGCGGCAATCACCCCGTGTCGGATTTTTCCCTGCGCCACCTGGACAAATTCATCGCCTATCTGTCCGCCCCCCCAAAACCCACCAAATACCGCCCCCACCCGCGGCCCCCCAACAACTCCACCATCAACATCTATTTACGCACACTGCGTGCCATGCTAAACTGGGCCAGAGAGCGAGACTACCTGGAGGGCTTTCCCAAGTTCAAGGAGATCAAGACCACCAGGCGTATCCCCACAGCCCCGAGCGACGAGGAGGTGGTGCAGCTTCTCCAGAAAATCATCGACAAGCGACAGTCCGCCAGAAACCGCCGTGAGGCGCGCTACCTGCTGCTGCAAGAGCGCTTCCTGATGATCGCCTCGGGCACTGGCGCGAGACGCAACGAGGTGGCACTGGCCCCTTGGGAGGCCATTGATTTCGATGCGGGCAAGCTCATGATCCGGAAATCCCTCCGGTTTGATTCCAAAGAGCGCCGGGAGAAGGATTTGCCCTTGCCGGATTACCTGCTGGGCTACCTGATGGCGCAAAGACAAGCCGGAGAAAACGAGGTGTGGATCCTGGACAACGGCAAGGGAGAACTGGCCTACTCTGATCCCCATTCCATCACCACGGCCATCCGCCGCCACAAAACCACCCTGAACCTTGGGGAGTGGAAGCCCACCCACGGATTTCGGGCCATGTACGCCACCAAATTGAGGAACGTGATGGGGGTGGATAGCCGGACAATATCGGGCCTGCTCGGCCATTCCAGGATCGAGACAACGGAAGCGTATTTTGCCGGCGAGGAAGCGAAGATGACCGCCGCCGTGAAGCTGCTGGACGCTGCGCCGGTGATAATACCACGGACCAACCGCGAACAAAGCGGGGACGGAAAATCTAAGTTGCTGAAAAAGGGCGGGAAAAAAACCACTGATCCCGGATTGTGATTCCGGGGGTTGCGGGATCATGCCCCGTCGCTCGCCCTTGATTTCAATGACTTAGCAAATTTTATCACTCCAAATTAAACCGCGAACAACCGCGTACGGGGCTGAAATGGTCCCGATACCACGGACCAACCGCGAACAGATTTTTGGTTTTCGTTGACGGCCTGATTTGATACCTTGGGCCATGGACACGGATGCCCACACCAGAGAGAAATCAACAAGGCTGCCGGATGGCCCCCAGCCAAACCCCATTACCGCCCAGCCGAAGGGGTTGAAAAATTCCATGGACCCGTTTTCTTTTGGGTCGGACATTGGAGGATCGGCGTATGATGCGATGGTTGATGCGCTGATCGACCAAAGGGCACGCGCCCTCGCCAGGAAGAAAAACAATCGGGAACTGGACAGGGGACGGGAGAAATTATACTGGCGGCTCAATCCGGAAAAGAAAAAAGAGAAAAACCGCCGCTGGAGAAACTCTGAAAAAGGCCGGTCCGCCATCCAAAGATGGAGGGAGGACAACAAGGAGCATCTCGCGGAATTGAATCGCACATGGAGGATGGAAAACCGTGAGCGCATCAAAGAGTATAAACGGAAATACGCCCAGGAGAACAAGGAGAAAATCGCCGAAATGAGCAGGAGATGGCAACAGTCCGCGAACGGAAAGGCCTGGGATGAAGCTTATAGGGATCGGAGGAACGCTCTCCGCCGAGCGCGGCGAAAAGCAAAGCGCGAACTGGAGACACAAGTGAGGAAGGGCGCTTAGCGAGACTACTCCACGAGCCTCAAATGCTGGTGTCGTCGCTCTTTCGGTGGCTGGGCATCAAAAAATTGATGAAGTGCCCGCTCGAAGTCCTCCCCCTTCAATACAGGCTCCGCGCCGTACCAAACCGGATGAATCTCCACCGGCACGCGCAGAAGTCTGCCCACCGCCAGCACCAATTTTTCACGGATGATTTTCATACATCTTTTCTCTCCGGCAAAGAAATAACCCCCCAGTTTGAGGATAGGCAAGCCCATAGCCTTGGGGGGTTTTGTTAAAGGTATAGGCTACACCTGCACGGCCTGAACCGTCAAGGATTCCTTGACAGTTCGCTACTCTCTTCCGATGGGGTCGCCCCGGGCGATCACGGGAAGCCGCGGGCGCGAAGGCTCGCTCACCCAGCGCAGGGCGTACCAGCGCCACGTCTGGCGGCACCAGCGACGGAAGCGGCGCATCATCCCGCACCTACCTGAGTCTTGGCCTTCACCCGGCCATAGAGGGTCAGCAGTGAGCCAATGGCGAGCAACCCGGCATCCACAGCCACCTTGACCATTTCTGCGGTGGCATTGATGTCCTGCTCATCCAGGCCCCACCCGAATGCCTGAGAGGCGAACGCCAGCGCGGAAATGCCCATCCCCCATGCCGTCTTGGATTGAAATATTGATTTTCCAGGATCGTCGGGCGTGTCCCCGCCAGTGATTTTGGCGGTGATGATCTGACCCAGCAAGGCCTGGAGGATCTGCGAAATGAACGCACTCATGGTCTTCTCCTATGTGGATTGTTTCGGTTCGAGGTAGCAGATAAACTGCATGACGTCCGCTGTCCAGTCGCTGGACATTCTGGCCTGTCCCATCCGGACATATGATTTTGCTTCGGGATTGAGCGATCGGCAGTAGTCCGTCCACATGGTCACCGCCTGATCAGCCGTGACACCGGTACCGGCATCCACCCAGGTGAAAAAGAACAGGGGCACAAATCTGTCAGGCTTGGCCTCACCTCCCTTCCCGTCCTGCGCAAAGGCGGAAGGCGGCAGCCAGCAGGAAAAAAAAATAGCAAGTGCCAGAAATGCGACGCGGATCACCGCCGCGATGGTGATGTCGTACAGTTTGCTTTTCATGGCTTCCCCTTCCCTGGGATCATGGGATCAATAATCCACATGCCAGCCGGGACGATCCCGGCTCTTGGCTTTGCCCTCCCGCTGGGGTGCAGCCCCCGGCGCATCCTGAAACATGGAAAGCACCATCGAAGTCAGCACCATGGCGATCACAGCCGCGCCCGTGCAGACCACCACGATCTGCGGCCATGTGGCACGGCCTGATTCATTGTTGGCGGTGCGGGCCATGATGATCAGCACGACGATGGATACGGCCAATGGCACACCCACCGCACCCGCCAACGCCCCGACCATTCCGCCGGTCAACTCTTGCATCAGCCTTTCTCCATCCATTCGGCCAGCTCTGCCGCACGTGGGCCCACCTGAGCTGCCCATTTGCTGTCCAACATCTCAGCCGCCGCCTTTTTGTAATTGCCAGCCTGGACGGCGGCCCACATTTTCTTAAAGCCTGCCAGCCTCTTACGGCCCATGTTGAAGACCATATTGAGCAGCACCATCTGGCGGAGTGGGGTTAATTCCCTCCACACTGGAAACAGGTGGTCCAGATCGCGTTCAGAGTGGGCTATGTCCTCATCCAGCATTTGCAGCGCTGTGGCGTCTGTGATGCCGTTCTCTTGGACGTTCCGCCCATACCCCAGGGTCTGGATGCCCTCGGAGCATTTGTATAGCTTGTGATTGCCGTTAGGCAGTCTCACGCTGCCCTCATGCCGGATCAAGGTCTGGCGTAAAAACGTGATGTCGTAGGCTTCCATCTCAACCCCCAAAGAGCGCCCTGGCCTTGGTGATAATGACGGCAATGAAAGCGCCGCCAAAAGCCAGCCAAAGAGCCTTTTGATGCGTTTCCACACTGTTCAGCCTCCGGTCGTGATCGTTCATGCGCTCGTAAGCACGGCGGAGTTCCTCCCGCATGGTCCGCACTTCCCCCAGGATTTCTCCCAGGGTGCGCTCGATGTTATGTGGTCCGCTCATGGCGTGGCCTAGTTGAGAAGCTCGATGATCATACCTTCCTGGGTACCGGTATCCGCGCCGTTGATGACCGACACGTTTGTGTCTATGATTTGATCTGCCGTCAAATCTATGTCCGTTGTAGCAGCCACAAATATATAATTAATGCCGGTAGGATATACGTGGTAAATAGAGACCATGTTTACAGCCGTAGAACTCACGCGCACCAGATACACATCAAAAAGCCATGAATCATTCCCCGAGGAAATCGTTAGAGCATTTCCCCGAGCCGTTGGTGTCGTCCCGAACCTTGACTGGATTGTCATGTTCCCCCCCGCCCCGCTCCGCGTCCCGTAATGCCGCACGCGCAACACTTGGCCGTTCGCGCTCAGTGTATTGGCTGGTAACGTGTAGGATTGCAACACCCCTGTGGTACCTGCCTGGCTGACCGCCGCCGTGACAACGGTCAATGCCTTCTCGCCCGCCGGGACGGATGGGTTATCCGCGCTGTTCAGGCTGTAGGCTATAGCCGTCAAGTTGGCGGTCAAGGCTGTGCCGCCATCGACAACCACGGTGATCGTTGTCAGCCCCGTACCGGCACTGTAGTCGGCGGCCGTGATTGAGGCATAGTGCGTGGTAATGTCGGTGAGTTTGAGCCGCCGCCAAAGATGTAGGATGCTGGTGTAATCCCCACTGACGGAGAAAGAGGTAGCGCCGATGTAGGTGGGCGCCGGCCCCGACACCCACTCTGTAACCGTCGCGCCTGCAGGCACAATCGCCGCAATGTTGTCGATGGTGTAGATCGTCGTCCCGCCCGAATCCTTCAGGACAAACTTGTAGTCCTGGTCATTGTCCAACCACAGGGCATCACCGGGCACGCGGCCATTGGCGCCAAGGACAATCGGGTTTGCGTGTGTTGCAGCCCCGGCATTGTCCTTGTAGGTGGCCTTGTTGGTGGTCGTCCCGGCGACATAGGTATTGATAGTCCCCGATGCCAGCGGATCACCATTGTCGTCGGTAAACTGCTCGCCGTGCCCGATTGGGCTTTGATATTTGGTTGTCATTTCTCAGCCCCGGTTAGCGCCTACTTGCGGCGGGTACTTTTGTCGGCCACACCTTCGCCGTCGTGACAGTTCAGCCCACCAAAGCGGCCCACACTGGACGCTGTGGATCCCTGCACATGCTTGTTCGCTGGCGCCTTGGCCTTGGTCGCGGTTTTGTCCGCAATGCCTTCCTGGGTGTGGGTCTGAATGTCGTTCCCTGGGCGATGCCCCTTGTTTCCTTTCATGGTGTTTCCTTTCCTATTCGGTGGCGGATTCTTCCGCCGGGTTCATTGCGTCCTTCCACTGCGTTAAATACCCCTCGATGTCCGGGGCGAGTTCCGGCTTTGCAACCGCCAGTCCTGACAGCTTTCCCAGATGATCCGCTGTAATCACCCCAATTCGCGCGGGGTCGGCAGATAATTTTTTGGTTCCGTCTGCCAGCCAGCGCACAAAATCCGCATTGGTCATCATCCGGGCCTGAGCACGGGGCGACATGCCCGCCGCGCCGCTGGCACCGGCCATGGTGGCGCGCATCCAACCCGACTTCTCCGCCAGATTGTGGCCCGTGAGTTTGCCCACGCCACCTTGCGCGATGGCATCCATGAACACGTTGGCCGAGGCCGTGCCCGAGACGTTGACCGCGCCCTGCGATTTTTCTTCCGCAGCCGATACGCGCACCAGCCGATCCAACTCCTTCCGCACCTGCCCCTTGTCACCGAACAGAACATTTTTGGTGCTGGGTGGCATCTGGCGCCAATTGCGGATGAATAGGGATGGAGAGAATACCCGAGCCGTTTCCCCGCGCGCCCCGGCTGTGGTGTGTGCCGTGGCCATATCCCATAGTTTGACACTGACCACGGTGTCCCAGTCGTCGCTGTTCAACGTCCCCTTGAGCCGGGCCAGCTTGCCCGCGCCATCCTTGGATCCGCTCATGGCCCGCGTGAATGCCGTATGGGTCTCCGGCGCGTTGACCACGTCGCGGAGCTGGGTCAGCACGTCCTGCCGCTCTGACCAGTTTTTCATGGCATCTTTCCACAGCCCTGCCGCCGCCTTGCCTTTGGAAGCGGCTGCCGCTGCCATGTCCTCGCTCATGGCCCCATACAACGCCTTCAGTTCATCCGCCTTGGCATGGCCTGGGGTCGTTTCACCGAAACTCACGCCGCTGGCCTTTTGTCGCCGTGATTCCCGGAACGCCTCAAACCTGGGTGCGCCGTTTGATTTCTGGATGTCTTCCATGACTTCCTGAAATTCTTTCGGAATTTTGGCGCTGGATTCCATTCCCTGCACCTTGGCCATTCTCTGCTGGATCAATTCCATGGTCCTGGTCGCCGGAATAGGGGTGTCTTTCCCGATGATCCCCTCCACCTGCGCCTCCAGGTTTTCCTGCGCAATTTCCTTTCTCGCGGCGAATTTTTGCAGCCCGTGTTGGACCGCATCCCCGGCGGTGGATTTTTCCACCGCGCCACCCAGCTTGATATGGGTCTGCGCAAACGCGTTCCGCACCACTTGCAGGGTTTCATTGACTCTGGCCTGGACGGTTTCAGCGGCTTTGGGGTACTTCTTCAGCCCCTCAAAGAACCCGCGCACTGTGGTGGATTCTGTGACCAGCGGCGCGGCACCGCGGATGGCGCGATTCGGGTCCACTCCCTGCTCCACCGCCATTTCTTCGATATCCCGCAGCACTTCTTTTTTCCCCATCCCCTTGGGCTTCCACATGGCCTGCCGAAATGGCGCGCGGGCAACCTGTGTGCCTGTTTTGGCCATCAATCCACCGGCCACGGGAAATGCAGCCTCCATTCCAACGTCCATGCCGCCCTCCAGCAACTTTTCCCCCGTGCCCCTGGTATCCGGCACATCCACGTCCATCATGGCTTCCGCGATCGGTTCGGCGGCGTACTTGACCGCCTGGCTTCCTGCAATCATGCCGCCATATGCGCCCGGCACGGTGCCAACTCCGGTCGCGCTGCCCGCCGCGCCGCCAAGCAATGCGCCCAGCCCGGCGCTAACGACCCGCGCAAAACTCACTCCGGCATCCGCCAGGTCGCCCAGAATGTCCTCGTGACTGAATCCCTTCGGGTCAAACGCTTGGCGTTGGCCGGTATCCGGGTCCGTGTAGATTAACATCGTCTTGCCCTCAATCGGGTCTTCCTGCCGGGGTATTCCGCCTACCAGTCTTTCTCCTCCCTTGCGCCCGCCAAACGTAACCCACTCCGCATCTTCCGGCACCCCGGCCTGTTTTTGCAGGTTGCGCAAGGTGGTGACCTGATCCTCCGGGGATTCGGCCAGCGACACCATGACCCGCCATGCCGGTGGCGCGCCTTTTTTGTTGGTCGGCGCATCGGAAAATGGGAGACGCGCGGGGACCCACTCGTCCACAGCTTCCTCAGTGCGTGTTTCCGTGCCGTCCTGCGTGTCTGTTGGCCGCATCACCGGCACCCATTCATCCAACTCTGCCATGCTACCTCGCTCCAATTATGCCCATTTGCGGCATGGAACCAGGGCCTCCGGCCCGCAATTCGTTGCCCTGGTCATCGTATGTCTTGCCGGTCGCCGGGTCTCGGTATTGCCGCCGCGCCGCGTTCCAGCGTAGGTCAGGGATGCTTTGTAGATTCTTGGGGATCACCCCCTTGCCATTGCCGGGTGTTGCGGTCATCCCTTTTCCGGAACCGGATTTTAGCTCCGCCAGCATCTTGTCAACCACTCCGGCGCTTGCTGCCGTGTAGTCCATTACCACGTCATCCGGGTTCAGGTTTGCGCGGGAAGCTCTTTCCTCATATTTCCCCAGCACGCGCTCGTATCCGCTCATCCTGGAGTTGTATTCGGATTTTGCCGCTTCCAGGAATTGCATCCTGGATTCATCCGTTAATTTCCCCCCGCCCAACCATGAGTTGATTTTGTTCTTCATCGACTCCGATATCCCTGGGGCGTCCACGACCATTCCGATCTCCGACTCTCTCACCACCGAGTTCGGATCCAGCATCTTGGCAAAGCCGATAATCGCAGCGAGGTCGCCGGGCCCAGTATTGAGCTGCAAGGCGTTCACAATGCCATTGTAGCTTTCCGACACCGCCGAGAAATTCTCAGTATCTTTGCGGTAATCATCGCGCAGCGTGTTGGCCTGGTTCTGTTTTTTGTCCGCTTCTTCCCCCGGCGCCATGTAGTCGGGTGCCTTTTCCAGCTTGCCCTCCGGGGTTTGCATCACATGCCCGCTGCCGCCGATTCCGGCCTGCTGTGCGGTCATCACCTGCTGACCGAACATCTGCTCCAGCCCCTTCATGCGCTCGCGATCGTAGACCGTGGGGATTCCGAGTTTTTCCAGCCCGTCCGCATCCACACCGAGCAGGGCCATCAACTGCGGCAGGCGCTCCTGGTAGGCGCGGTTTGCCTCAGCCGTGGCCCTTGCCTGCGGGTTCGAGTACGCGCCCATCCCCTCTTGCCCCGGAGCACCTGGTGCAATTTCTGCACTAGCTGTCTGGTCATACAGCGCGTTGATGTCTCGCGTGATGGAATGCGCGCCCTTCATCGCCTGGGCGCGGTTCTGCATGTCCACCTTCTGCCGCTGTTGTGCGGTGGATCTCAAGTGCGCCAGCATGGCGGCGGTTTGCAGGCTGCGCTGAATGACTGCGCCAAGATCAACGCCCTTGCCCTGCAGTGGAATAAGTGGGTTGATGGCCATCTGGTTTCCTCATGTCTTGTATTGCTGGTTAGACCGTTCGGCAGCATCCGCGTACGCCATCCATTCCAGGATGTTCTGCGTCCCTTGCTGCTGTGCGTTGGATGATCCAATCGTGCCGGAGGCCTGCGCATTCCCGTAATCGCCCCACAGGTCTGCCATTGTGTTGCCTTCTGCCCCATACATCCCGGCCATTGCGTTGCCGATGTTCGACGCGAATCCGGCCTTTCCGGCTGCGGATTGTGCGCCCATACCCATCACGCCGCCGTACATTCCGGCCATACTGCCATACCCGCCCAGTTGCATGCCCTGGGTGCCCAGCCACCGATTGTAAAAATTATCGTATTCCTGGGACGCCAGGTCTGAGGCGTAGCCCATCATGGAGCGACCGGCGGCGCTGCCGTACGGACTGCGTGTCGACCCAGCGCGGCGCTCCAGGGCTTTCAGGCCCTGCTCCTTGCGGAACTGGTAGCCTTCGGACTCCTGGAAGTTTCCCGGCCCCGCCTGTAGTCGGGCCATCACATCGCCCATGCCGCCCATGGACTGGTTAAACCCGCCGTAGGCATTGAGGCCCATGCCAATGAACGGGTCAAAATTTCCGATGTTCTGATCATAGACGCCGCCCAGGTATCCCCGGCCAGCATCATAGGATGCGCCCAGTTCCTCCATCGCCTTGGCGATGGCTTCCATCTGCTGCTGTGACGCCTTGTCAGCCGCTTCCGAGCCGGTTTTCCCGCTGACATCTTCCCAGCCCTGCTCGACAAAATCTCCAACGTCCTGGACGTAGTCTTTGATCTTGTTCCATGCTTTTTTGGCAGCATCGGTTACGTCTGATATCTGTGACATGGTGTCGCTCCTGTCCTATGTCTTGATGATGGGCAGTAATGCCACGTTGCGGCCTCTGGTTTCCGCTGCTGTGCGTGGTGTCCCGTAACTGCCATCTGTTACTGTAGCCCCGTAAGTGGATAGACTTGTCGTGCCATCGGTGTTGCCCGTAACCACCATATTCGAAACATCTACTGGGTTTAATGTTGTTGCCCACGCGCCGTTACTCCACTGTGGGTGCCTATGCCCTTGCATGGCATCCAGTTGTGTCGACCCAAACACCCGTCCGGTATCCACACCCCGCCCGTGATCCCAACCTCGAATAAATTCCCCGCGTAAATCTGGAACGTTGAAGGTGGTTGAACCATCCCCCGCGCCATGGACTGTACCAATTTCCGCGAATAACGCCGCGTAAGCCGTTCTGCTGACCGCCGATCCGTCGCATTCCAGCCATCCTTTCTGCGGCGAATCCTTCCCGTGGTAATCAACGACCCCCGCTGCTGGCTGAGATATCCAGCCTGTCCCATCCCAAAACTCAACAATATATCTGTCCGAGTTGTATCCATACCGACCGATGAACAAATCTGCTGTGGGTCGGTTGGCTGTGGTCCATCTTTCATTATTTCCCCGCACCAGTTTCTCCAACTGGCTGAACCACGGCAGCCAGGCGCGGGAAATCAAACCGGTTTCCCCATCCACGAGCGGCTGTGTGAGGGGTGGAATTTCAAGTTGTGACGGCATGAAATCCTCCTTTAATGTAGCGCCTGGGTGATGTCCAGGGCTTCATCCGTGATCACCCGAGGCACTGGGTCTGTGATGCGAATGCGTGCCACCACATCGCGCCATTGCCCCAACCTGTGCCACCGCACTCTTGTGTCGTAATGACCAGCCGCGCCGATGTCGCCCTGCAGCTCCGGCCCGAAACTGTGACCCCGGTCTCCGCTCATCTGGAGCATGACCTTCGGGCTTGACCCTTGGCCGGTCTGGGTGCCCAATCCGGTCTCCATGCCGATTTCCAGGGAGTTGATGGTGATACCCCGGTTTCCCTGGGCGTGAATATGCTCGGAGGTCACCACAAATTCCACCGGCTGGTCGTTGCCGTCAGCGTCCTGCCCTTCGATCCAGACTACGCTTGACCAATCCATGGTGTTGTCACTGCGCACCGTGGGCTGGCTTTGCTTCCAGATCACGCCGGAATCATAATCTGTCCAGTAGTTATTCCCGAGATGGCGCACGCATTCGACGCCCCGATAGTGCTCCAGACCATAGGACTTGCGCTGACACCAGATGCCGGTCGAGGTGTCATACATCCATGTGGCCCCGATGTTCGGGAAATGAATCTGATAAAATGGATGTCCCGCGATTGAGAAACTGCTGCCGATGGCCGTGGAGACAATCCCGGATTTGTCATACGCGTCAAACAGCGCGCACAAATCAGGCGGGGATACCAACTGAGGCTCTCCCCCGAACTGACAGACGCCCAGGCCGCCTTCACGCCGACGCATCAGCGCAAAGCCCCGGGAGTTGACCATCGCCGCACTGTACCTGGCTTCCAGGCCCCAGCCATACTGCGACGCGGACACCCTGGCGTATGGAAAATCCGCCGCGCCAGTATATCCCCAGTACTCCAGGGAATCTCCGCCCAGCAGCACCAACAATCCCTGCATGGCGAACGCGCGGATCAACTCATCTGGGTCGGCGTAGGCGAGATCGTAATCCGCGAGCCACGTGGTGGGGTCGTCCAGGTCAGATATGTCGAACTGCTCCGAATCCCGCGCCGTGACAATGAAATAGCCCTGCAAAAATGCGCACGTGATCGGATTCGACGGGAAATCCCCGTCTGTGATGGTGGCGAATGTGTCGGTGCTGATCCGGTAGGTGTATCCGCTGGTCCCGTCCACGATCATCAGATAATCGGAGTTGTTCGCAAACACCACGCGCCCTTCTGTCGTGGCCAGCGTGCCCTTGCTGGTGACCACCCCGTCGTTCCTGACCTGGTAGAGGGTGTCGCGGAAGACGGCGTACATGTAGTCCCCCATGCTGCACAGCCCCCGGATTTGGCTGTCCCCGATGGAGGCAAACACCTCCAGGCCCGGCAACCCGTAGAGCGTATACCGGCTACGATCACCCTGGGCTTCGATTTCCACATAGCAGTTCACCCGTTGCTGCGCCGACACAGCAGGAGAGCGTCCCATCACGCCGACTCCAAAGATTGACGGGTTCTGTGCTGCCATATGGTTACCCTTTCACTCGCTGAACCGTAAAATCGATCTGCGGAATCCACGCCCCGGCGGTGGATGCCGTGCGTTGAATAATCGCCGCCGACTGTCCGGGCTTGATGATCAAAGGCCCTTTTGCCGGGGTCCAGAGAATCCGCTGCACAACATCGCCTTGCCCGGTCAGGGATACCTCGTCATTGTTGACCGCTCTGTACGCCACCACATGGCCCACGGTGAACGTGGTCGCGCCGGTGTAGACGCTCACATACGTTGCAATCTGGGCATCGGCGTTCAACACGTCTGAATCCATGGGCGTCAACTGCCCGGCGGTTCCTCCGGTCTCCGTGACAGCCGTCAACCTGCTCACATCAACCTGAATGCCGACGCCCGTTATCGCTGTCAAACTGGCGCTCATCAACAGCACCCGATTGATCTTGATCAGGTATGGTGATTCGGCCTTGTTCTGGACGCTCAGTAGGGCTGTATTGGCGGCATCGGCCACCGCAAACGCCCCGCCCAGTGCGCTGAAATCGTGTTCCATGGTTCCTCTCTAGGTATCGGTGTTCCAGTTGTATCCGCCGCGGTTGGCGCCCATGGCCAGCAGCATGGGGTCGATTCGCGCCACATTGGTGCGGTTCCGATTGTTGGCCCGCTTGATCATGGCCAACGCCTCCTTGGCCGTTTCGCGGAGTTCCCGGGTCAACTGCACGCCGAACATGGGCGCCAGCTTCAAGGCCAGGTTCGACACGACCGCCATCCGATAACCCGGTGGGAATGTGAACGTGGTGGAGGTCAGCGCGAGATTGGTCAGCAAGCCCTCCACGATCATGTGGAGCGTGTACGCTGTGTCAGGCACCGGCCATAGGTAGATAGTCCCGCTGGGGTGTGTCGGATTGTACGCCAGCCTGTTGGGATAATCGGCCCCTGTGGTTTTGTCCGTGATGCCCTGATAATCCCGGTAGGAGATCACATCTATCGGATCATCATAGCTGTTCGCATCGCGCACATAGGCGGCTTTGATCTGCACCGGTCGCGCCGCTGTGATATCCGCGCCGGATGGCCCAATGGTGTAGCTTGAGGTCGAGGCGACCAGGGTGTGGGTAACGTCCGACCACGCATAGATGGCGTACGGCTGGATGGACCAGGAATCCAGCATGTCGTTCATGCGCTGGAGCGCGCGGGCGGCGTCATCGTCGTCGATGGTCTGGGCCTTTCCGAGCACGCCCAGGTCACGCAACGCGTCTTTAATCACATCCAATGCTGTGTCTGCCATTGCCTATCCTCCCTGGATAGCCCGTCAATTACCCGCGCTGCCTCTGGCTGGCGTGGGTTCCGGGGTCCTGGCCCCGCTTGTGGATCATCTCCGCCACATCGGGCGGGAATTCTGATAAATCCCTGTACCCCTCGTCCCGAGCATCCCGCCATTCATCCAGATCACGCACGGTCCTGGTTGGACGCTCCTCGTGAAACAGGTTGGTGGGCAGATGCTGCGGTCCGGTGACATCTTCAACCGGCTGGGGTTTTTTCGCAGACTTTCCGCCTTTGCCTTTTTTCGCAGACTTTGGTGCGTTCGCCTCCTGCCATTCAATAGCCCAGGCGTCCCTTTCTTCACTGGTGACGTCATCGCGCCCGCTCAACTTTCTAAGCTCGGGCAGTTCCGGCACTTTCTCCGCCGTCAGGTTCGCGCCGTCCTCCATCATCATGTGGATTGCGTCCCGGATTTCCTGTTCTCGCTCGTCCATTGCGTTTCCTTTCTATGTGGCGTCCTCGCTTTTCCGTTTGGGGAGTCTCGCAATTGCAAAGCGCCGGGAGTTTCCGAGCACATGAATCTGCGCACCGGTTTCCGCTGACCAGGCGTCCAGTTCGCCTGCATGCGACTTGTCCGCATCATCCCAAACCATCCCCGCTCCAGGGCTGATTCGGTTTTTCAACAGGATCCGCAATCCGCTGCGGCCCCCGTGCGTCTGCCTGGGCGGGCCATCGCACATCACCATCCCGAAGGATTTGGGCAGATCGTCCGGCACCTGGTACCAGGTGAATTCGCCGTAATCCTTCATCGGCGCGACGCTGAGCCTGACGTTACTCGGGGCCAGTTCCTGCACCTTGCCGCCCCAATTCGGATCGTGTTCCATCGCCCACACCTCACGCCCTGGTGCGGCTGCGGCCATCACCAGGGTCGTCAACCCACTTCCCGCTTCCAGGATGGGGCCGGTCGTGTTGCGTGCGACGTGAATTGCCGCCAGGAGCAGTTCCTCGGTTGCGGCGTACATGGGGTTACCCCACGCCGTGACCAGGTCCATCAGGGTGTGGCTCTTTTCCGTTCCGGTCCGGATTTTCTCCAGGCCGTCCCGGATCACACCGTTTGCGCCTTCCTGCCTCTGGCGCATGTAGGTTCCGAATGATCCGCGCCAGTTGTATTCCCCGGTGTGTTCAAACGCCGGTTCCGGATCCAGCAGCACCTCGCCGCCCATCTCCCGCCATTTGCGGCAAAATGTCGTATCGCCGCCCCAGCGCACTCCCTCGTACATCGAGCGCTCAAAGATCACCGGGATTCCGGTTTGTCCGGGCCAATCAATCTTGGTGTGAAACTTGTCCGATTTCTTGGCCATGGTTTCCAGCACATGGCGGCGAATCCGCAGGAAGCCGGTCGGCAGCGCGGTCACGGGGATCAGCCCATCCGACCTTGGTTGCTGCCCTGCGCCTACGAGCGGATAGGCCTCGTCGCCGAATTGTTTAAGCCGGTAGGTTGAGCCCACCACATCCGCGTCGTGCCGCAACAACCGCACAACATCGTCCCCGTCCCAACTGAGGTCTGCATCAAAAAACACAAAATCCGTGCAGTCCGACTCCAGGAATCGGCGCACCAGAAAATTCCGGGAGTCGTCTACGTGGCAATTCCCGTCATTGATGGCCAGTTCCGCATGAATTCCGGCCTTGAGTAGCGCCGTCGCCGTGCGGAAAAGTGACGCGCCATACCCCGCAGAAAGTCCGCCATAGACAGGCGTTGCCAGCATGACACGCTGCTCTGATGGCCCTTCATGCGCAGACGGCGCGTATACCAATCGACTCATGCCTGCCTCTTACGCAGAGGTGAACAATCCCAACGATGTCAGCGCGGAGCGGATAGCGTCCACGTCAGCCTGGAGTGCAGTGGTGGTCGCCGTGGTCGTGGTCGTCGCCGCAACCACCTGGCGTGTGACCGGAGTCGCTGCGAAAAACCCCAACTTCCCAGCTGCGCGCCCGACGATGGTTCCATCTGGGCGTCCGTCATCCACATATTTTGGATCAGCCATTATTCTTTCCTTTCGATCATATCCGGGGTGGTTTACCCGCCCCGGATTGGTTCAGGCTGGGTTTAACCCCAGAGCCGCATGCCGAGTTCCGGGTAGATCGTTTTGGTCCCAAAGAGCACATCAATCCGGCAGGGGAAGCTGTCGGAGTTGATGTCGTAGGCCCGCACGATCCGCACGGAAATTCCGTTGTAGCGGCTGATGGCCGCGAAATCCACGCCCTGCGGCAGCACCAGATCGGCCATCGCCAGCGCGAAACAGTCGCGGTGGAATGCCAGATTCTGGGGGTAGGCTGTTGCCGAGGTTCCCATCACCGTGATGGTCTGCCCGTCGGTCGGTGCGGCATCCACGGTCTGGTATGCACCAGAGGTGGTGATGGTGGGGGCGTGAGTTACAGTAATGGCCCCGGTGGTGTCAGAGATATCCGCGCCCACGTTGAACTGTTGCAGAGAATTGATGCTCTGCCGGGTCTGGTAGTTGACCGCATTTACCCCGGCGATGGTGAACACATCCCCCTCGTTGAGGGTGGTTGCGCCGCTGGTCCAGCCGTCGGTCTCGGTGCTGGTGTCGCCACTTGCGCCCGCCCCGTTGGTGAGCGGAGTGCCGCCATACGTGCCGACAGTGTGGTTTTTGATGTTCTGGGACTCGTAAATCTCCCAACCACCAATCTGCGGCACGTAGCCCTTCTCCAAAGCATCCTTGGACACCTTGTTTTCAAAAGAGAGCGCCGTCATTCCGTTGGCCATGGTGTTGTAGGCGTCGGGCTCGACCACCAGACTCAAGCCCTCTTTCGGCCAACCAAGCAACCCGGCCCGGGTGTTGATCAACTGAATCGAATTCGCGTAGGTGCTGGGGGTGGTTCCCGGCGTTCCAACGGAGTTGTAGATATCGACATAGCGGGCAGCCAGTGATGCGTCAACATCGTTGGCCAGTTGGGACATCGCCGGTTTGAGATAGCGCGCAGCGAATTCCTCGATGGTGAGGGTCAGGTCGTCGCTGTCAAAATAGAAATCGACATGTTTCTGAGTGTCGATGGTGATCACCGAGCTGGGCTCGTTCTGCTCCCCGACGCTCAGCGCCTTGCCGGTGTTGGAGACAAACCGGTTGGGCAGTCGAATGGTGTGGGTGGTTCCGATTTTCCCCGTAAATGCCTTGTCGTCCCGGTAGACCTTGTTTGCCAGAATGGAGTTGTTTTCGAGCATGACCCGCGCGGTATCCGCGATGATGGTCGGGCTCAGCAGTGTGTTTGCCATGGCGTTTTGCCTCCTTGCATCCCTGCCTCTGATGTCAGCGCGCAGCACTGCATCGTATCGGCAATTTCTTGGTTGTATGGGATACGCGGATACGTGTTTACGTTCCGGGAGGGCTCCGGCGGTACGTCTGCCGGATTATCGCGCTGCGCCCTGGCAGCGGGCGGGGTCAGCGAATGCTGCCCCGTTGGGTGAGCCGTTTTTTGACGTGCCCAGGTCATTACCCACTTATCGTATTATTTTTGTGGCTTGTCAACGTCTGTTTCATATTTTATTGTGGCGCGGCTCAACATATTTTCAATTGTCTCTGCGCCAAGTCGATCCGGCGACAGGCTATGTCGAAATACTTCTCCTCCAACTCAATGCCAATAAACTTGCGGCCCAGATCGGCACAGGCTACTCCTGTTGTTCCGCTGCCCATGAATGGATCTACCACGATTCCATTTGTCCAAGAGACGACTGTTTGCATCACACCGATCGGCTTTTCGCTTGGATGATTTTCATTGCCCGTTCTGGCCGACCTAATCACATCTTGCGGTCTATATTTCGGAAAAAAGTGGCGCTCGCCAGGATAAAACAAAATCAATTCCGTTTGCCTTGCGTGCTCATGCTTCAAATCACCCATCGACCAGTTGTTTTTTACCCATGTCACGCAACTTTTAGGCTGCGGCAAATCAACCAAGTTATCCCAACGGCAAAAGACATACCTGGAATGCTTGACTGGAACAAGGCATGCCCATTTGAGACAAGCGCTGTCGCCGTCACCGTGTATTTTTCCATGTTGCTCGGCGCGGTAATTTGATTGGAAACTCATCCCATACGGCGGGTCGGTCACCACAGCGTCCACACTCCCGGGCTCCATCTCCGCCATCACATCCATGCAATCCCCAAGGTAAAGGGTTGCGTTGCCGATTGTTTCTTTGCGTTTGCACGGCATCATATTTCCTCCTATGGCAACGGCGTCCGTGGCCGGTCGATACCCTTTGCCGCCAGGCGCCGACGCAGTTCATGGTCGTCCAGTTTGCTGGAGCCTCCCGCCCTGCTGGTTGCCCCCGGCGATGGTGGAGGGGGTGGCGCTTTGCTCACGGGGACGGTAGGCTTGGGCGCCTTCTGCGCGGGTTGTGGTGGAGGCTCACCTTCTCCCCCGCCGATCTCCGCAAGCACCTGCTGCTCCAGTCGGTCCACCTCGACAATCTGCGATTTGAATGGCAGGCTGACGATTCGGTGCAGTTCCTCTGTGTTGGTCGCGAGGTGGTACAGAATATCCGCTGCAACGTCAGATTCAGCCACAGCCTGGGCCATGCCGGGTGCCGCTTCCAGCGGTCGAGCATCTGCCGCACGCAGAACGTCTTCCAGATCAGGGTGCCGCGCCTTGGCATCCTCAACTTTTTTCATCCACGCGGCGGCTGCCGTGCGATTCTTCTCCTCCCGTTCCAACTTCTTGGCCCGCTCCTGTTGTTCCTGCTGGAGGCGCTGGAACTCCTTCCGCGCCGACCACGCGCCCCTGGCGTCCACATAGGCATCGTAGTCGTCGAACTCGTCGCGGCTCGGGGCCGGGTCTGTTTCCTGGCTTGCCTGTGCCTGCTCCCTGGGCTTTCCATCCCCAGCCGCTGGCTTACTCTCCGATACCGTCGGCCAGACCTCGAATGCCTGCCCGGCGGCGGCGGCTTCCTCGGCGGTGAACTGCATCCCTGTTGACCGCTTTTCCCAGTAGGCGGCGCGCTGCTCTGCGATTTTGGCGTCCTTGCGGGCCTTGTCGCGTTGCTTCCCCAGCCGTTCTTTCACGGGGTCGGACTTGCTTTCCTCATCTTCCGCGTCTTCATCGGCAGGTTTTTCCTCGGGATTTTCAGCGCTGTCGTCTGCGGCGAATCGGCCCTTGTCATCCCGTGAGGGGCTGTCCTTTTCGGCGCCCTCTTCCCGCTCTTCCACCTGCGCATTTTCCTGATCTTCCACCTGCTTCCATAGGGGCGGAGGCGCCTGGCGGTTGATCACCCTGGGATTATTATTTTCGGCTTCCTGCTCTTCCGCCGGGTTTTCCATGCCATCCGTGGCCGTGGTGTGATCGCTCATCGTTTTCCTTTCTTATCTCTCAAATTTCGGATATTCCGGGTTTTGAATTTTGGCCTTGCTTTCCGCCATCTTGAAAAATCCACGTAGTTGCTCCGCCTTGATCATTCCTTCGGACTCCACCAGCTCGGACATGAATTTCAGCCGGGCAATGAGAATCTTCGCATCGGTCTCCATCTGCTTCGATTGGAGTTCCTGTCCCATGCGCTCCATCTCCTGAGCCATCTCCTGCATCTGCGGCACCAGTTGCTGCACCACCGCCCTCAGTTGCTGGGCTTCCTCCCTCGGGTCTCCCTCCTCGCCAGCGTTGGGCTTCACGGTGTGCGGAAATAGTTTGTCCCTGTGCATCCGCAGCAGTTCGGATATCCGATCCGCTCCGGGCCAGTCCATGGCCTCGTACCACTCCGGCAGCACCAGGATTGCGTTATCGCCCAACACGGACAGACTGCCGCCCAAAGACTCCACCATTTCCTGTTGCCGGTTGGCGTAGGACTTCCCGGTTGTGACGCGCACATCGTAGCGACCCACATCCAGCCGGTATTTTTTTGTCACCTTCGGTTTCGCTGTCACCTCATCGGTATCCTGATACTCCTGGTATGCCACGTCCTGACCCGCTTTCTGCAGCGTTGGATCGAGCAGCACCATGGACTGGTCGCCGTTTTCCGCCTGGATGCGCTGCATCCGCGGTGTGTCGTAGTAGTGCGGGATCAGATCGACCAGTATCTTTCCCAGGTGCCGCAGCGCCAGCAACATGTTGTCCATATAGTGCGCGGTTGTCTGTCCGCCCTGGCTCCGGCGCGCGTTGATGGCCCTCCCGCTCTGCTCATTGGATTGCTGTCCTAGCTGGACGTCCATCACGCCTGTGGTTTCGCGGAGCATCTGGTGCGACAACTGCATCATCGTGATATTGGCATCCGGCACGGCAGCCCGCGGGTTCAGTTCGGGCGGTGGTGTCATCACCAGTTGGTCGCCCTCCTGAATCGCAATCGGCTTGTATTCCAGCGTGGCCACCGGGCGGCGCATGGCCAACTCCCAGGCCTCCTGATGGCCCTCAAACTGCCCCTCTGCGCCAAGCGCCCCTGTTTTCACACCCAGCGCGACGTCTTCCACCGCCTCCGTGTACTCAAAGTTGACGATGCGCTGAGGATCTTTTGAATCGCGGATGATCCCCTTTTTGCGCAGCGCTCCATCCACCATGGTCGCCTCCCCTACCACCCTGACAATGGGGATCCAGGTTCCGGGCCATTCCTGCGGTTCGCCCAGCACCATGTTGCCGGTCATTTCCTGGTAGTAGACCGGGCGCCTCACGGATTTCCTGGTGATATAGGCGCTGCTGCTTTTGGCACGGCGCTCCTTCCCGCGCCGATCGTCATCATATTGGGTGGCGTCGTCTTTCTGGCGCCGGTCTGCCTCCCGCTCATTCTCCCCGGTGTCCGCTGGGACTCGGATCATCTGTGCCGGGCCGCGCCACCACTTGACCGCAATCCGGCGGTAGTCATCGCCCTTCTCGCTGACCCACAGTTTGCGGTGATCATCCCCCCCTTCCCATTCGCCTCTGGCCTCTGGCGGCAGGTCGTCCTTGTGCACTTCCCAGGACAGGAAACAATACTCCATGTCCTCCAGCCACGGGGTTTGGGCATGCGGATCGGGGTAGACGGTAAACCGGTTGGCAATGGACTTGACCTCAAGCTCCTGCTGGTTGCTGGTGTCGTCGATGTAGCTCGCCGTTACCATGGCGTATCCCCAGCCACCATCCACCGCCTGCTGTGCTGCGGACTCCAGCGGCCAATCGCCCTGGCCCCGTGACAGAATGTGCCGGATCAGATCCGTCATCACATCAGCCGTTTCCTTTGCGCCGGCCTCATCGCCGGGGACCAGTTTGATCTGCGGCTTGTTCTGCTTGATGTCATTTCCCACATTGTTGGCGAATTTTGCGACCTCGTTCAGGGTGAACATGGGCCGCTCATAGCCTGCTGTTGTCCGACTTTTCTGGGCATACTCGGGCCATTGGTTCTTCCCACCCAACTTGAACCGGTCATCTTCTTCGGCCTCAATCCGGTCCTCGGATTCCGCCTCCAACGCCGCCGCAAACTCCCGTTTGCATTTCAGCAGCCACTCATCCTCGCCCAGCGGATCTCCGTTGTCGTTCAGGCCGTATTCCCGGCGTGCAGCCGCCTCCCTGGCGTTCTGTTCCGCCTTGGCCGCTGGGCCTGTTCCTGTGGACTTTGTGTGTTTTTCCATTGTTCAACCTTCCTTGGTTGGTGGTTTTCATCCCTGCCATCCGCCGCGCCTTCCTGCTCCGCGGCGTTCCAGTTTGGTGAAATAGTCCTCGCCCTGATTTTCATCCGTCGTCGGCTTCGGCGTTGCGTTCTGTGGCGTCCCTACGCAGAAGTGCCCAAACGCGTCCGCCGGGTGTGATGCCCAATTGTGCAATGGGTGCGATTTGAAAAACGGCATCCCCACTGACTTAGATTTCCCCTCGTCTTCTTCCCGCTGGTAGGACTTTAGGCCATCCAGCCCGTCTTTTGTTCCCTCACGGTCGAATTCGAATCGCGGGATCAACAACCGGGTCGCGTTGATTCTGTCGATTGGATTCATGGCGGGGATTACCCGGTGGCCCTGACGACCACGCTCATTCTTCCACATCGGCATGAGTTCCAGTATGGTGTCGAGCCTCGTTCCCGCGCCTCGGCCCTGGGCCTTGCTCAGCTCGCGTTTTTTGACGTCGTGCGGGAAATAGGCCTTCCCGTACACATAGGGTTTCTCTTGCAGCATCTTGCAGACCTCGGGCAGCCCCTCCGTGTTGGTCTCGTAATAGTCGATCGCCCGGAATCCTCCCGCCAGCACCTGGATAAACCAGATGCTCGTTGCATCATCCGCCCCGATGCCCAAATCCCACGCGGTCTCCACGGGCATGGACGGGTCGTGCGGGAACCGACCCACCCGGCCTTCCCGCTCCGCGCTCTCGATCAGGTTGCCGTAATAACTGCCCACCATCGCCGCGGCGAAGGAACAATAAATTTCCTGCTGGATCCACTCCTCCGGGATGCCAGATTTCCGCATGGCCTCGATTTCCATCTCCGAGTAGGTGTGGGTATCATCGTTGGTCAGCAACTCGACGTACCAATCCGGGTTGTCCCGGTTTTGCTCGTACAACTCCATTCCGTGATTCGCCCCTTTCGGCGTGTATACAAACACCTCCCACCCTCCGTTTTCCCGCAGAATCGGGTCTGCCACCAATCGGACGCTCGGTTTCATCAGCGCGTACTCTGACCACACGATCCCCACGGGGTTTCCGCCGCGGAAAGAGTCGGGCTTGTTCGCGCCGCCTACGCGCCAGGTCGAGCCATTTTTCAGGCGGATCCGCATAGTATCCTCGCGCTTGTTCTCCACCAGCTCCTGTGGAAAATGGTCGATCACCGGAAACCCGCTGCCGTCGATGTTCTCCCACAAGTTCTGCCTGCCTTCCGCCATGGTAGGAAACACATGCACGTAGTTTCCGACCCGCCTCTGCATACACTCGATGGTGCCGTAGAGCGCCGTCTTGTCTTTCCCCGCCCGACGGTTGAAAACCCAAACGAGGTGCTTGTACGCCCCGCTCACCAATGCTCCGACCGGCCCCTCCTGATACGGTCTAGGCCTCATTCGCCGCGCGTCTGGCCATTGTTGCCCGGGATCGATCATCTCTTCTTTCCCTGGTTCGCCGGGTTCCGCGGATCGCTCTTCCAGCCAGGCAGCGTGGTGGAGTCCACCAACACCAGGGACAACTCCTCCCCATCGCCGCCCGTCAATTCCAGCGCCTTGCGCTTGGGGTAGAGGTACTGAGCCAGTTCCTTGGCGCAGGCAACCTGCAAATCGTAGCCAGGGGCCATCTTCCTGATGATCGGCTCCCCTTTGTGAGTTCCCAGCACCACATCCTCGACAATCTCCCCTTTGATCACCTTCACCATGAAGTCTATGGGGTCACAACCCAGTTCCTCCATGCGCGCTTGCAAATCCAGGGTGCGCTTGTTGGGCGTGCCTTTCTTGCGGCCTGAGCCAGGTGTTTTTCCCTGCCCTTTCTTCGCAGCCATGTTTCCTCCTGATCCTGTTTCTGTCTACTTTAGGTTGGCCCGTTTTGCGGCCATGCGCCGCAGCTTGGCATTGACCGGTGCAAATTGACGCGAGGTCTCCCCGTGACAAGCCACACACAACGTGCGCAGGTTGGGCAGCTCGTCCGCACCGCCCAGCGCATGGGGGATGATGTGATCGGCCTCCCACACATGGGCCTGCATCCACCAGCGCGTCAGGGACAGCTCCCGCAGCAGGTCACGCACCAGCCAGTCCGTGGTGCCCACGCCATGCAGATCCGCATAGTGGGCAGCGGCATGAAGGGCAATGCGCACCACCCGCGCCGTATCCAGGCCGCACTGGGCACACACCCCACCGTCCCGGGCCTCCACTGCGCTGCGATCAATCGCCTTGCGGGTCATTCTGCGGCTCCCCTGCGAGTTCTGACCAGGTTCATGAGCATTTCTGCGCTCACCCCAAACGCCTCAGATAGCGCGTTGGCTGTTCGCTCGTCCAAATACGTGTCACTGTCATCAGCGTGGATTGAAATCAACGCGGCCAGTGCGTCTAACGGGTTGGAAATCCGCGAAATCACGTCATCATCACACCACCCACGGGCCGCCATTTCCTCCTGCAAAAATTCGGAAAGGCTCGGGCAGAATTTTTCGTATTGCCCCATCACTCCCCCTCCGGTGCGGCATCACAGCCGGGTTGGTGCTTCTCGGGTTCGCCGGGTTGCCAGATAAAATAAGTCTCTGGTTTTCCCATCGTGGAATTTTTTGCACAGAGAGCACACATATGCGGCCCTTTAGGAATTTTCCGAATTACCCGTTCTCGCAACGCCCTCCGCGTTTCCTTCTCCCGCTCCCTGCTGGCTTTGAGTGCGGCCAGGAGATACGCTATATCCTCCGGGGCGTGGGAAATGAAGTTAGCATTTTCCTCTTTACGAACTAAAATAGTCATCCATTGAGATTCTTCCGAACTCCGCACAACGCACTGTATTCCGAATATCGTTTTCGTAGTGGTGTTTTTCCATGGCCATTTCGACGCATCTTTCAACCGCTTCTTGATCTCTTGCTCTCTGGTCATGGCTTCTCCTTGAGGGCTTCACGGGCATCTTTACACCATGAGTAATGTTCTTTCTCAAAATCCGGGTAAACAAGAATCTCTTGCATCAATCCCCGCAGCCTGTCCCGTTCGGCCAGCAAATCTGCGCCAGGGTTGGGGAGGGAAAGGGCTTTGTCCGCTTGTTCAACCCACAGCTTTGTGTACCCGCGTGTAAACATGATCCCGTAGGCATTTTGCACTAGCCGCAGCAAAACTGCCGCGTCTGCTTCCGCCTTCTCAGCACGATCCAGGGCTTGGTCGCGTTCCTCCATCAGCATATTCCAAGATTCATCAGATTCTTTACCATCATCCAATAGGGCTTGATTGATCTTGCGGAGTTCTACAACCTCACTCGTTACTTCATAATAATTGGCCTCCGCCTTCTCTGCGCGGGCTTTGAGGTTTTGAATTGTGTCCGCTGCTTTGTAGGTAATCCAATGCTCCTGATCTATGCGGCACTCATAACAGGCATATCGTTCATCAGGATTGCCAACAAACACATGCTGGCATTTCATCTGCTCGGGTTTTGGATTCTTCCAATTTGAAAGAGCCTCTTTTATTTCATCCTCCGTCAAAGGCTCAGGCTTGGCTAACACTGTGTTTTTCTCATTCATGGCTTCTCCTTGAGGGCTTCTTTAACTTGCGCAACCCAATCACCGGCGTTTTGATAATACCCAGTTGGGGATTCCCAGTAGCGGATGAAGTCGTGCATCAATCCCCGCAGCCTGTCACGTTCGGCCAGCAAATCTGCGCCAGGGTTGGGGAGGGAAAGGGCTTTGTCCGCTTGTTCAACCCACAGCTTTGTGTACCCGCGTGTAAACATGATCCCGTAGGCATTTTGCACTAGCCGCAGCAAAGCCGCCGCGTCTGCTTCCGCCTTCTCTGCGCGTTCCTTGAGGTCTTGGATGGTGGCATTCTTTTCACGCAACAGGTTGCCAACAGTGACAGAGAAATCCTTTTCGGCTAATCTGCATTTCTCATAAGCCCTTCCAAAGGATTCAGGAAAACCACCAGTAGTTTCCTTGACTTCCTCAATAAATTCCTTTTCGGCTTCGCTAAGCCTGTCCATCGCTGGCCGCAAATACCTTTCATCCTCAGTCATCTTTCATCCTCCTGGGGCAATGACAGCGATCAAAGACGAGTCCGCATCGTGGGCAGTATCCGTATTGTACTTTTGACCATTTTCGTGACGCCGCGGAAATGGTCGGAATCTGATCAATTTGTTCATTGGTCATCGGTTTGCTCCACTTCTCTGATGTGTGCTTTCAAATTCACATCTAGGCGGGTCTTGAATAAAGCCATGTCCATCACAAGCAGGACACTCCCATTTTCTTGACCCGTCTGGGTATGTTCTGACTAATTCCATTCCAATGGGTGCTAAACGACAAATCGGATCAGCAGAGTATCGCGCTTCTCCTGGGCAACCGGGGAATGGGCAATTTCCTTCAACCATCGGATTGCTCCTCGGCGCGTTGTTCTTCCTGTTTGATTTCTTCCACCATTTTGAGGATTCTTTTGTGTACGCGCTTATTTTCTGCATCAGTCAGCAATCCTCGCGCATACAATCGCCCCTTGGCCTCACAATCCTTCTGGATGGTCTCGCCGGTGACAATTATTAAACTCATCCTTCAAACCTCCTTAGCATTTCCAGGTCCAGCACCTTGCGCACGTGCCGGGATCGTTTCGGCGTTGGGCACGCATTGGTGCCCTCGTTATAGCTGGCGATTGCCCGTGAGACCGTCCCGCAGGCTTTGATCCTGTCGCGCAGTATCCGGGCCGCGCAGCGGTAGTTGTCAGCCGGGTTCCATGGCAGGCCGATGCACTGATATTTATCGCCGTCCCAGGTGCCCAGTCTTATTTGACATACGCCTATTTCGCCCACGGTGCCTCGTTTCCAGGGACGCCGTTGCTCGTCCTCCACGTCGCACATTGCCAGCAGCAGGGTTGCGTCCAGCCATGGATGCCCCTTGGCCTCTGCGTGAATCGCCAGCCGCGCCCAGCCCGCGTTGGAGGGCCAGACCTTGTCCATCGCGTATTGGTAGGATGGCCCGGACAGAGGCGTGAGCGGAGCCAGTGCCACGCCGCACCACAGCACCAGCCACGCCCCGGCAATCCCCAGGGCCAGCGTCGATGTCAGAATCCGGGTCATGGGCGGGCCTTTCATCCGGGGGCCTCCTTTCAAAAACTGAGGGAAACCCCGGCGGGTGGGTGTCCAGCCGGGGCGGGTTGTGGTTGATGGGCTAGTCTGCGGCCCCGTCATCATCCCCATGGGTGGCGTAGCCCGGATCGGGTACCGGAATGAAATCCACATAGAATGCGGCTTTTCCTCTTTGCAGAAATTCAATTGCATCCGGGTTATCCACATTCAAAACAAATTCAGCGGTGGGTGTGGCTGTGGCAAACCGTTGATCCTCCGGTAGGGTTTCATCGTATTCGGCCCGGAAGTGGAGGTGTGAGCCACCAGCCTGCTTCCCTTGATAGACGCTGCTTTCAACGCGGTGGAGGACAACTTTGCATCGGCACTTTTCCATGTCTGTTCCTTTCAAATGATTTGCCCGGTTGGGCGGTTGTGGGCCTTCAATGGCCCGGTGGTTGGTTGTGTTTTCGCTTGCAGGATTGACAGCGCACCACCCCGTCCCGGCAATCCCCAGGGCCAGCGTCAATGTCATCATACGGGTCATGGTTTGCGCTCTGCCTCCTCCGGGACTGGCTGCTGCTCCAGCCATTCAATCGCTCGTAGATAGCGATCACCGGTGGCGCGGTCTCCCTGGTAATCCGACCCCCAGCGCGCTTTCGCCTCAGCCACAGCGATTTGCCGGTATTCTGCTGAGATCATCCATTGATCGTGACACCACACCGCAACAGCGTCGTATCCTTGGGGATCGCCCACAGGCAGCCGCTGGCACCCTATTGCACCGCTCAGGTCAGCACCGCGCAGGTCAGCCCCGCGCATGTCAGCCCCGCGCATGTCAGCCCCGAACAGGATGGCACCGCGCAGGTTTGCACCGCTCAGGTCAGCACCGCGCAGGTTAGCCCAGCTTAGGTCAGAACCGA